GTCTACGTTGCCCAAGCCAATATCACTGGGAGCGGGAAAGCTCATCACAACATCAACAGCCGTACCACCAACACCGTCACCCGTAACGCTATCAACAGCACCACCTAAAACAGTGTTACCTTCTAAAACCGTGCCAGCGCTAGTGCCAAAGTTTTTATTAAAAGCTGTATTTTCAGAGAAATCATTTTTTTTAGCGTCTAGTGCTAACTGTAAATCAGATTGATTAGATAAAGTTCCTGAAATCTCACCCCATGCCAACGCGCTATAAGTTCCATTTCCACGTAACACATTAGTAACAATTCCGCCATTCGTTAAAGCTACGCCGTTTAATGTTGTTGCATTAACTTGACCGGATATAGTTAATATTTGATTGCTATAATCCCAAACAAAATTAGAGTCAGCCGTAAATACGCCGTTTTTATTATATTGGACCTGCATATCAGACCCGCCAACAATTCCAACACTAACAAGCGGTATTATGTTATTGGCTATCGTTTGAAATGTTGCGCCGTATGTCTGACCATCTCCTAACCTTCCAGTTACAAAAATATCATTATCAGGTTCCAAAGTAGTAACCCGACTTAATTTTGTTATTTTTATGCCGCCGTTGCTCATGGTATTAAAGGCACTCCCGTTTCGCTGTCTAAAGTTTCCCTGTCTGGATAAAAGCGCCTGCCAATAGGTGTTTGACCGCTAGCCGGACCAGTATTACCAGATCCGAGCGGTAACGTACCAGGATAGATAGTAGATGATTGAACACCAAACTGACTTCGCATAGCCTGCATTGTTTGCATAGCTTTTGCCGATGTCTCAGCCGTAGCTATTTTTTGAAGATAAGGCGCAACGGTTACGGCTAAATTGTAATCAATTGCAAATTGAATTTGTGGTGGCTCGTCCATCTCATCGCCAATGACATCAGGGATCGTGATACCTGTTCCAATGTTCTGAGAGTTCCACAATTGAAGCATTGAAACCAAAGTATCAAACGTTAAGTTAAATACCTCAGCTCTCGCCTTCTTAATCGGAGAATGTGAACCAAGTATTGTTAGAGCGTTCGTAACTCTTACTAGAGCTGTACTCATATAAACCTCTTAAATTAAGGGGGCTTTTACACCCCCTATAAGGTTTTACTGGTTAGCTTGACCGATACCAAAGCGTAATGGATCAATGCCTGTAACACCCCAGAATGCCGTCATGCGGTACTGGTTAGACAAGTCGCCAATCACACCTTCATTAGCTAGGATAAACTGAATACCTGAATCACTATTCACATTCATCATGCCAACACCGGAAAGGTCCGAAACGCTCAAGTTTCCGCCGTTAAGCTGGACACTATCGTTTTTCCAAAAAACATTCACCGGAGCATCAGCAGTATTAACAAACGTTAAGGCTGTTGCATCGGGAATAGGTCCAGTTACGTTTCCATACTCTTTTTCAATATCACTAGCGCCTGTTACATCAATTGCCGCCGGGAATATCTTCAAAGTTGTACCGTCAATAACTTCATTGATAGTAAATGTTTGAAGCTCGCCTGTGTTTTGCTTTGTTACAAGATGAACTTCATTGACACCATCTACCGTGAATCTATCACCCGCTTTCATGCTTGCTGTTGTGGTTACGGTCAAATTCATTGACCTATTATCAACGTTAGAAACATTTCCTGTGGTTGGATTGGTAGTGTTAGCCGCTGGAACTAAGCTCTGGTCGCCGCCCGCTGTACTAGCCGCGCCCGCTGCTGCTGTTAGAATCGGATTAGACCCAACTCTAAAAACATCAAAGTTAGCCGCATCACTTATTAACGATCGTTCATAAGCTGTCAAAACCTTATTACCCATTGTTTGACGGTCTGCAATGTTCCCAGCAACCGTGCCGTGATCTTTAAGATTTAAGAAAAGACTTTGCATGTCACGATCAGGGATACCCCTTCGTAAAAAAGCATTTTCATAAGCTGCAACATCGTTATAGCTAGCTAAAGCGCCTGATTGCGATACATAAGCACCACCCTCATAAAGAGCTAAATTAACCAACTGTTGATTGATTTTTGAGCTAATAGCCGCGCCTGCACTGCGGATTTTCTCGCTTAACACAGCCGGGTCATTTTGGTCTTGAGCATCAACTGTAAACGGAACGTTTTCGATAGTATCAATGTTAACAGGAATAGCTAACTGAGTGATAGCTTTACCCATTGAACTTGTAATATCTAAACCGCTAACGGTTGTGCTGATTTGCGGAACATTCTGCCAAGTTCTATAAGCAGTACGTTGCTGCTGTTGAGCGCTAGAAGATTTAACTTTTACGTTTTTCGAGAGAATATTATCATCCTCGAAATCTTCTACCATGTTGTTAAATTCAACTACTACGTCTTTTGGAAAGTTTGTTTGTGCCATTGGAATCACCTATTGATTAAAGTGCTCCAGCCTCCCTAAGTGCTTTCTTAGCCTCTTTAAGCTCCTCTAGGCTCCCGCCATTTTGAGCTTTTTCTAATGCGGCGTCATACCGCTTTTGCAAGGCCGCTGTCGTTGCGCTTGGCGGTTTCCCACCCTGCACACCTTCTTCGGGATCTGGTCGCGTTTCTTTTTTAAAACTACCCGCTTGCGCAGATAATCGGCCAATTTCCACAGTTGCTTGCATTGGAGTCATACTTGCCAAAGCCTTAGCTCTAGCCGAATCATCCCCGAGCATGTATAGGATTTCATCAGAATTAGCGGTGTTTTCAATAATACCTTGCGCTAGTTCACTACCTATAATATCGACAGCCTTTTTCTCAGCCTCGTTATAATCAGCCCTTCCAGCTTTTTGCGCCCTATCATAATGATTATTAATAGCCGCATCTGACTGGTTGTTTTGATTGCTCGCCGCTTGATTAGATGCAAATTCATTAAGCTGTTTATTTACTAAAGCCGTGTTCTGGCCTTGGTAATACTGATTTAGCGCTACTTGAAACTGTTCAGCGTCATTGTCAAATTGCGCCATAGTTGGCATCGTTTGATTCTGGCTCTGCTTCAGTTTCTCGTTCTCAGCTTGAAGGTTTGCAAGTTGGACAGTCATCTGTGCGTTTTCATCGCCCAAAGTACCATTTTCACTTGTCTCGCTGTTCACTTATGCGCTGTTCAGCAAAATGCTTATTTCTACTAATCTTGCGTTCAACAACTAATGGTTTTTCTTCTGAAGCGGACGACTCTTCGCTAGATTGTAGACTCTCGTCTTCTGTCCCGGGTATAGCATTATCTTCAATAGATTGTGCTTCTGACATTTTCAAACTCTCCTATGAATAGGGTTTTGTCTCACTACGAGACATATTGCTCTCTAAAAGAGACTTATTGCTCTCTTAGGTAATGTGAATATATAACTAATTCTTATCTAAAGCAACATCCTAAAAACCAGCAATTGTGCTTTGAATTACCTTTTGACGATTATCTATTTGCTTGCCAACTGAATCAATGTTCTTGTTGTTGATTGTGGCGTTAGCCTCTTGAGCATCAATCTGTGTATCCATGCGGTCCGTTTGCGCTCTAAAGGTATCAATCTGGTTTTTCTGTTGATTGTTAAGCGCTGTTAATTGGTCCGCTTGCATCTTACGTTGAACTTCAGCATTAGCCGCATCCGCTTTACCTTGCTCAGCAGCCGCTAGCAACATCTCAGCACTTGGTTGGTCTGGCTGGTTCTGACTCTCAATAAATGCTTTGTCCTCATCTGTCTCAGGCTCAACAAGGCCTTGAAGCATCATTTGCTGTTTGTTAAAGCGTTTAATAGCATCCAATCCAGACCCCTCCATATTCTCGACTATTGTCGAATAAATCAAAGGGATATACGGCGAATTAGCCTCGGTGTTTTGCAATAACTGATTCAGAGTATCTACCGTTTCTCTACGCTGATTAGCATAACTAGCGCCTGTATCAACAACAACATCTAAGTTCATATTACGAACATCATTAATGCGAACCATTTTATTCACTTTAGGGTGAATGACATACTCTAGCAATAATGCGTCTTTTTCAGTCCCGTCATCATTAACAAGCTTTACAAATCGCTCATCATCATAAACTTCGCTAGCCATACCTAGATAGATTTTACCTACCGTCTTAGTACATAGGGCCACGTTATCCATTAATACCGCTGTTTGCATATCCACGCGCTTAACCATGGCATTGATTGCTTTACCGCTAGCATCGGGATCAATCGTGTCTTGAGGTGCACCGCCGGAATTACTGGTAATAAACTGATTAGCAACATCCATCACAACACTAGTATTTGGATCGACTTGGCGAGGCTGCGTGTATTGTATCGGACCCAAAGGAATCGGCTTGCCTTGGTCATCCAGGCTATTTAGCACGGCAAACGACTGCTTGCCTAAATGCTGTTGATCCCAGTTAGCGCCATGCCCCGCTATTTGCTC